TAAAGCCAATTTTTAAATAATATATCCAGAAAAAAGAACTAAAACTCATAATCAGCAGATTTATGGAATATATTAATGAATTTCACAAAGAATGGATAGAACGCACCCGTCAATCAATAGCCTCTTGGAGCAAGCAGCCTGTATCATTAGAAGAAAAAAGGAAACAACAGGAACGCTTAAACCAACAGAAAGCTATAAGAGAGGGCAAATAGAGGAGCTAATAAACTTTGCCAACTCCAACAATTTATGGACTTCTCTCTCCGATTTAAATGTTGCGTTTCTTAGCAAAGGTGGAGAAAATGAAGTTTACACAGGAGATAAAGATGATGTAGTTGTAAAACTAAACAACTTTGAGTATGTAGGCGATGATTTAGAGAACTTCTTCATTCGCATCAATGCACACAATAAGTTCTTCTGTAATGTACCTTATCAAATGATAGGTTTCGCCTATAACAGCCAACAGGAATTTTGTGCAGTACTTATACAACCTTATATATTAGCTGAACGAGAAGCAACGGAAGAAGAAATAGCTACCTATATGCAGGCATTAGGTTTTGAAATGGACTATTGCGATGAATATCATAACTCTGAATATGAAGTATTTGATGTAGTTCCCAACAATGTACTTTATGGTATTGATGGGGA